GGCTCATATTGCAGTGCACATGAACGCCATGCAAGATCCGATCATCCAGCAGATGATTGGGCAGAACCCCCAAGCCAACCAGATTGGTGCGGCGCTTCAAGCGCACATCGCAGAACACGTTGGGTTCGCATACCGGCGGCGGATCGAAGAGCAGTTGGGGATTCCGTTGCCTGCTCCGGGCGAAGAGATGCCAGAAGCGTTGGAGCTTCAAGTTTCCCGTCTGGTGGCTGAAGCTTCTAAGCGGGTGCTGGCAAATAGTCAAGCACAGGTGGCCCAACAACAGGCTATGCAGCAGGCTCAAGACCCAATTGTGCAGATGCAACAACAAGAACTGGCGATTAAGCAGGGCGAGTTGGCGCTCAAGGAGAAGAAGATTGCAGTTGATGCCGCCGCTAAAGCCGATGAACTTGCGCTTCGTGAGAAAGAACTTGCCGTTAAAGCCGCTCAAGCCGCCGATCAGTTGCAGCAGAAGAGCGAGCTTGAGGGTATGCGCCTTGGTATTGATGTAGCCAAAACCCGCAGTCAACCACGAGGAGGTAATAACCGGTGATTCAAGCTTTCGCAGAGACCCTGCGCAAAAAAATCCGAGAGGATATGAACAACTACGCGGACGACTGCGCAGGCGGTGCGTGCCGTAGCTATGAGGAGTACCAAAAACTCTGTGGCGTGATCCAAGGTCTGGCGCTTGCAGAGGCTCATTTACTTGACCTTGCAAAACGAGTGGAGGAATCCAATGAGTAGTACTGAAACAAATGAAGTAAATGAACAGCAAGCAACGCAGTTACCCAAACCAACAGGCTGGAAACTCTTGTGTGCAATACCAGAAGTAGAAGACAAGTTTTCTGGTACGGATCTTTTGAAGCCGGATGCGCTCACTAAAGTTGAAGAACACAGCACCATCGTGTTGTTTGTTATGTCAATGGGAGACGATGCCTACAAAGACACCGCTAAGTTCCCGGCTGGGCCTTGGTGTAAGGAAGGTGACTTTGTGTTAGTTAGGGCTTACTCTGGTACTAGGTTCAAGATCCACGGACGAGAGTTTCGTCTGCTGAACGACGATCAGGTTGAAGCGGTTGTCGAAGATCCACGTGGTTACTCACGCGCATAAGGAGCACAAAATGGCTGAAGCATACAAATTCCCGGATGAGGCGGAAGACGCAAATAATTCCATCGAAGTAGAAACCGAAGAATCAGATATTGAATTAGAAGTTATTGATGACACGCCCCCAGAAGACCGTGGGCGTAAGCCGTTGGATCGGAACGTAGACGATCCGACGGACGAGGAAATCGCTGAATACAGCGAAAAAGTTCAGAAACGCATGAAGGAATTGACACACGCTCGCCACGATGAGCGCCGTGCCAAGGAAGCCGCGTTGCGTGAACGGGAAGAAGCCGCCCGATTGGCTCAACAGTTGTACGAAGAAAACAAGCGTTTGAAAGAGCAATACAACGCTGGGTCCGCTTCGTACCAAGAAGTCGTGCAATCTAAAGCCGAGATGGAGCTTCAGATGGCCCGACAAAAGCTGAAAGAAGCACAGGAAAGTTACGACACCGACCAGATTATTTCGGCACAGGAAGAATTGGCTGCGGCACGGTACCGGCTGGAATATGCAAAAACTTTTAAGCCAAGTGCTTTACAAACCCAAAATGAAGAGGTATATAATCAACCAACGCCGCAAGCGCAGCCTGCCCAGCCCCAAGTGTCTCTCAGCGATGAGGATGTTCGGTGGCAAACCCAGAACCCTTGGTTTGGGCATGATGATGAGATGACCGCTCTTGCTTACGCGGTGCATAAGAAATTGGTCGAGTCCGGGGTGAAAGCCGGTACTGCTAACTATTACGAGCGCGTTGACGCTCGCATGCGTGAAGTGTTTCCCGATTATTTTGGCGAGGCAAGGAAACAGGAACCGAAACGTCCGGCAACCGTTGTTGCTGCTCCAACTCGTACTGCTGGTAAGAAGAAGGTCTCACTTACCAAGTCCCAAGAGGCAATCGCCCGACGCTTGGGTCTTTCAAACGAACAGTATGCCCGCGAAGTCCTTAAACTTAACTCGGAGTCCTAACCATGTCTGGAAGAATTAGTCGTGATGGTGCGCAAGAGCGCACACCTAGAAACCTTCAAACACGTGAGAGCAGCACTCGTGCAGTCTATGTGCCGCCGAGTTCTCTTCCTGCACCCGAGCCTCAACCGGGTTGGAGCTTCCGTTGGATTGCTACGGCAGTTTTAGGCCAAGCTACTCCACAGAATGTTTCCAAAAAGACCCGTGAAGGTTGGGAGCCAGTAAGGGCTGTTGACCACCCCGAGTTAATGCTCGCGCCTGACAAAAACGGCAATGTGGAAGTTGGTGGTTTGATGCTGTGCAAAATGCCCACTGAAATGGTGGACGCACGCAAGGACTATTACGAATCACAAGCCAAAGCCCAAATGGAGTCTGTTGATAACAACTTCATGAGGAACAATGACCCCCGCATGCCACTGTTTAGCGAGACTAAATCCTCAACGACAAGGGGTGTGGGATTTGGAAATGGTTCTAAATAATTTTTAGGAGTTTAACATGGCTTATCCCACTGTAGATAAACCGTACGGACTCAAGCCAATTAACTTAATTGGTGGTCAAGTCTTTGCGGGTGCGACTCGCCAAATGCAAATTGCAACGACGGCTAACGTCGGTTATGGAACAAGCATTTTTTATGGCGATTTAGTAAAGCGTGTAACTGATGGCACGATTGAAAAGGACACAGGAACCACCACAGCAACACCATGTGGCGTGTTTCTGGGATGTACCTTTACCAATTCTGCTACCGGTCAAGTTCAATTTCAACAGTTCTACCCTGCAAGTCAGGCAGTAGCGGCTGGCACCAAGATTTTTGCTTATGTCGCTGATGATCCTGACACGCTGTTTCAGGTAGTTTCTTGTTCCTCTGGCACTACTGTTGCCGCAATGGGCATTGCTGCAATTGGCACGAATATTGCGTTGATTCAAAATGCCGGGTCTACCACTACAGGTAATTCTGCTGTGGCGATTGATCAAGGAACTGAAACTACCACAAATACTCTGCCCATTCGTATTATTGATGTGGTCAGAGAGACAGCAACCGGCGCTGACGCATTCGTCGAGTTTATCGTTAAGATAAATATCGGGACGCATCAGTACACCAACTCAACTGGCGTATAAGGGAGCTAAATCATGGCTATTTCACGCGCACAACTACTAAAAGAGCTGCTCCCCGGCTTGAACGCATTGTTCGGTCTTGAGTACGCTCGCTATGGCGAAGAGCACAAAGAAATTTACGAAACTGAAACTTCTGAGCGCTCTTTTGAAGAGGAAACCAAGCTGTCTGGCTTCTCCGCTGCTCCTGTCAAAAACGAAGGTTCTGCCATTGCTTATGACAACGCACAAGAGGCTTTCACGGCTCGCTATACACACGAGACCATTGCTCTTGGATTCTCGATCACCGAAGAGGCGATTGAGGACAACTTGTACGACAGCTTGTCTGCTCGTTACACCAAGGCTCTGGCCCGTGCTATGGCATACACCAAACAAGTTAAGGCTGCTGCGGTTCTGAACAATGGCTTCGACTCTGCCTTCCCCGGCGGTGACGGAAAACCCCTGTTCGATACCCAACACCCTCTCGTGTCTGGTGGTGTTAACTCTAACGAACCCTCCACTCCTGCCGACCTGAACGAGACTTCTCTTGAAGCCGCCGTTATTCAGATCGCTGCGTGGACGGACGAGCGTGGCCTGCTGATCGCAGCTAAGCCACGTAAGTTGATTGTTCCTCCCTCGCTGATGTTCGTTGCAACCCGCCTCCTTGAGACCGATTTGCGTGTTGGTACGGCTGATAACGACATCAACGCTCTGAAGAACAACGGTTCGATCCCTGAAGGCTATACCGTTAACCACTTCCTGACGGATACCGATGCTTGGTTCCTGACCACGGATGTGCCCAACGGTCTGAAGCATTTTGTTCGTACTCCGCTTCAGCAGTCGATGGACGGGGATTTTGATACCGGCAACGTGCGTTACAAGAGTCGTGAGCGCTATTCCTTTGGGTTTAGCGATCCCCTCGGAATGTTCGGTTCGCCCGGAGCGTAAGCTTCGTAGTAAGAAAGGGGGGGTTGCAAAACCCCCCTTTTGTTGTATGCTGTACCGAGTCTAGGAATTTTTCACCCATACAGACTGACCTAGCAGACTTAGTAGAGACGGTATGGGGATGTGCTACTACACGAAAGGATTGTCATGGCACGTACTACTTTTCAGGGGCCAGTGCGGTCCCTTGGCGGCGTTTATCAACAAGGTGCGGATTCAGTTGTAGAAATTACTTCTAGCACCACACTTACTCCAGAAGAACACGGCGGACGGATTATTTCCGTTGGCGGCACGTTGGCGTCAAATCTTACTTTGACACTGCCAACAATTAATACCACGGCCAACGCTGCTTCTGCTGGCCCGGGGCCAGATCCTAATACGCTGAACAATCAAGGTGTGGTCTACACCATCTGGATTCCTACCACAATTGCAACCTCATCGTTGAAGATCGGAACTGATGGAACAGACAAATATGTTGGTTCGGTGCTTTCAATAGATACCGATTCAACAGATGCCGCTCGTGGTTTTGTTTCAGGTGCTTCAAATGACTTTATTAACTTTAACGGTGGCACAACTGGCGGTATTGCTGGGACATGGGTGCAGATTTTTGCTATAGCCGCATTAAAGTACATGGTCACCGGCGTAGCACTTGGATCAGGAACTGTTGCAACTCCGTTTGCTGACTCCTGATTAGGAGGCCAACATGGCTATGCAAACTGATGTACAGGCCAGTGTACCAATTACTGGTGATGGGTTATTTACTGACCAAGCGGGAAACAACCTTGGCAGGACTCGGGTAAAAAGCATCTACATCGTGCCGGGTGGTTCAGCAGGAAGCGTGGTGTTTAAAGATGGCGGTTCAGGCGGTACAACCGTTATGACCATAAACACTGTTGCTTCTGCAATCCAACCAACGTATATGCTGATGCCCGGTCAAGGTGTTTTGTTTGAAACAAACGTCTATGCGGATGTGACAAACATTGGTTCTGTCACAATTTTCTATGGCTAAGTCAAAGGGCATGGGTATAAATACTTCTGTGAAGTCGGGCAACTTCCGCCCGACCAAGCAGGGTGCCGGTATGACTGAAAAAGGTGTTGCAGCGTATCGTCGTGCCAACCCCGGCTCAAAACTTAAGACTGCGGTAACTGAGGACAAACCTACTGGCGAGAGAGCCAAGCGTAGGAAGTCGTTTTGTGCTCGATCCTTGGGTCAGATGAAGAAGTTTCCCGAGGCCGCTAAAGATCCCAACAGCCGCATTCGACAGGCTAGAAAACGGTGGAAATGCTGATGGAAATGATGCTTTGGAACATGGTGTTGACCACGCTTCTCGGAGTTTTAGCCTACATGGGCCACGAGAAGGCTTCAGAAATTAGTCGACTTACCATACTTTTAAACAAAAC